CTCCTCTCAGGCCGCGCGATGAAGTTCCGCCGCTCGATCAAGGTTGATGATTACACCCAGATCTCGGACATCGCCGGCATCGGCAAAAACAAGGCATTCGCTCATTCGGTTTCCAAGAGCCTTGTTGAACTGAAGCGCGACATTGAGTCCGCCGTCTGTTCCGACCGCGACAGCCAAGAGCAGGCCAGCACCAACCCCTACCGCACCCGCGGTCTCGGCAGCTGGATCAACGCCTCGGCGCAAACGGACCTCCCGGTTGCTGCGGCCTTCCGCACGCCGTCCGCCAGCATCAACACGACCGCTACCGGATCTCTCACCGAGACCGAAGTGCAAGCCGTGTTGCAGTCGATGTACACCGTCACCGGCACCATGAGCAGCATGATGCTCGTCTGCGGTCCTGAGCTGAAGCGCGCCTTCACCAACTTCACCCGTTTCGCGGGTGGAACTACCGACAAGGCCGGCCTCTCGATCCGTACCTTCACCCAGTCCGCCGAGTCCAAGAAGATCGTTGCTTCCATCGATTCCTTCCACGGCGACTTCGGCGTGCTCGACATCGTTCCTTCGCTGTTTTTGGCCAAGGAACAAGCCTCGGCCGTTCAGTTGGCCCGCGGCTATGTCATGAGCCCTGAGATGATCGAACTACGTTATGGCCGCCGTCCCCGCTTCCAAGAGTTGGAAGACATGGGCGGAGGCAAGCGTGCGCTCGTCGATGCAATCGCCGCGCTCGTCTGCATGAACCCCAAGGGCTTGGCCAAGTTCGCCGCGACTTCCTAGTCCTGCGATTAACACGGAGAAATAGCTTAAAATGAAAACATACGAACTCCCCATTGAAACGAAAGCCTCTACCGGCTTCACGCACAAGGTGATCCTCACCAATGCTGACTTCACCGCCGCAGCCGCCACGCAGACCTTTAGTCTGCTGCCAGTTGCTGCCGGTTCGGTCATCAGCAACGCCGCGCACAAGCTCGTCACCCCGCTGGTCTCCAGCGATGCCACGCTTGTCTCGGCCGCCTACACCCTCGGCAACACCGCCACGGCCACCTCAATCATGTCCAGCACGGAAGTGCTCGGCACTGCCACTGAGGTTGTCAACAAGGCGATGACCGTCACTGCTCCGGTTGCCATCACGGCCGCCGATCAGTTTGTTGTGGCTGCCTTCACGGCGACCACGGCCAAGCTGCTGAGCAGCGTGACCGCAGGCGAGATCCACATCTACCTGCAGGTTGTGGACACGAACGAGATCTAGTCCGTCTGTCTTAACACTCTGTCGTCCGCTGCAAGGCGGACGGCAGCAGTTAGGATGGCTGAAACTTTATGGAGCGATCTTGTCGCCGACCTCGGCGATGAGATGCAGCACCTCGTCAAAGAGGAATTGCTGCGCGGCTGGCATGCGGACGCTGTCCTAGCGGCCACGCGCCAGCAACGCATTGCCCAGGCTAACGCCCGCTTGGAGAACTGCGCCATTGAAGGCATTGGCGCCCGCGAGATGAGCATCGATGCCGACAGCTATTGGGCGTGGCACGGCACAAATCCCGGCTGCTGGCAGGACAAGGGCTTCCGCGATTGGTTCAAGAAAAAGAACCCCGAGACGGTCGTCAAATACACACCCCGCAACACCACCATCCTCGTCTCTTGAAATGCCAATACCGCAATCAGTCTACGGCTATGCGGTGCGCAATCCCTACAAGAGCGAAGACACTTGGTTTGCCATGAACACCAACGTCACCGGCATGGCAGCAGAGGACGGCCGCATTGTTCTTAACCCCTACAGCGGCCTCTCAGACGAAAACAAAGCCGCTGTCGCCAAAAACGAAGCCATTCGACTGTTCATGCGGGAAAACAAGGTCGATCCGCAGTTCAAGGTGACGCCACAGCAGGCAAAAGCATTTCAAGGCACTGCCTACGCTACCAACGAGCCCGCCATGCGCCAGACACTTGTTTCCCGCATCCTCACTGGTGATCCGTCTGCCGGCAGCGTTACCGAAGAGCAGCGCAAGGCGGCCGATCAGATTAAAAAGCAGCTCTATAGTTCGCGCAAAAACATGGTTGAGGGCGGAAATATAGACATAAACAAACGACCTGTCGTTAGTAATGCTGACGGCAGCATTTCCACATTGAGGAGCATAAGCATCGGAACGGAGCGCGGCGAAGTCTTGATTCCAACAATTTCTGATGGCGGCGAACAGCTGAGTAATAAAAGGGCGATTGATCAGTTCCGCAAAACCGGCCGCCATTTAGGCGTTTTCTCTACACCAGAGGCAGCAAGTCAGCACGCGCGGTCAATTAGCGAGCGGCAGGCACAATTCTATAATTCCCGCAAATGACCAAAATCGACCGCGACAAGATCGTAGAAATCCTCGGTGAGGTTGAGCAGGCTGATAGCGACGCCAGCACCTACATCCAAAGGAAGTTGCGAAACTGGAACACCCGCTACTGCATTTGGCCCGGGCAAAACGAAGACGGCCGCAAGCGCAAGGGCAGCCTCGGCGCCCAGCCATTTCCTTGGGACGGCAGCTCGGACTGTAAAATTTTCCTCAGCGACAATATCTGCCGGGACCATGTTGCGATGTTGACCTCCGCGTTCTTCAAGGCGCGCGTGCAGGTCCAGCCGGTGGAGTCCATGGACATCGACAAACGCACCGCCGCCGAAGCTGTGCTCAAGTGGCTCCTCTTCCAGCACTGTCTGTCTGACCTCCAGCGCGAAGTCCGCTTGGCTGCCGAATTTAGAGAAACCTACGGCTTGGCCGTCATGGCCATCGATTGGCAGACGACCACGCGCACTGAAGTCAAGACGTTCACCATTGATGACGCCATGGGCATGCTCGAGGCCGCCGCGCAGCAAGACCCCGAGCAGGCCGCCAACCTCCAGGCGCTCATTGAGGTTGTCCTAGACCCTGAGCAGGAAGAACTCGCCGCCCAGCTCCTCGGTGAGATCGTGCCGGAACTGGGCAAGCCGGCCAAGGTGCGCGAACTGCGCGAGAAGGGCATCGTCGAATGGGACAGCCCTTACATCTTTGAGAACAAGCCAGTCTGGACCGCCTTGGAAGCCTTCGAGGACATCATCTTCCCGATCCAGTCCTTCAGCCTGCAGCGCGCCGCCTTCGTGGCCCGCCGAGAGCTGCTTACCGAGGTCGAACTCCGCGAGCGCGGCATGATTGAGGGCTGGGACGAGGACTGGGTGGAGCGCACCAGCAAGCACAAGGGTGAGATGCGGCGCATCACGGCCAACCTCCACCGCACCGACCAGTATCTCTACGAGCAGCTGCGCGACATGATCGAAATCTGGCACGTCTACCGCAAGGAGATTGACGAGAAGACCGGCGCCGTCCGAGTGACCCGAAGTATCATGTCGTTTCACGTCCCAGACAAGGTCGCCGTGCATGAGATCATGCCGTATGCGCACGGCCTTTACCCCTTTGTTGAATTAGCCCGCGAGCGTACTACCCGCCCGCTCCTTGAGTCCCGCGGCATCCCAGAGATCTGCATGACCGCGCAGAACGAGATCAAGGTGCAGCGCGACTTCCGCGTGGACGCCGCCAGTCTTAGCGTGTTGCCTCCCGTGCGCGTGCCGGCCAACCGCGGCAAATTCGACCTAGTCCTCGGCCCCGGCGTGCAGATCCCTGAGCGCCGCCAAGGCGAGGTCAGCTTCATGGAACCGCCCCGGGTCAGCCAGGGCTCCATTGAGGTCGAGGCCGCCACCCGCTTGGACGTGGACAACTACTTTGGGCGCATGTCCCAAGGCGTGCCGCCCCAACTCGCCATGCTGCACACCCAAGAGCTGATTGACACCTGGCTCTTGGACATGAAGCTCTGCGTTGTCCAGACGATGGCCCTCGCCCAGCAGTATATGTCGCCCGAGGAGGTCGCCCGGGTGACCGGCAACCAGCTGCCCTTTAACGCCAGCCCGCAGGACATCCGCGGCCGCTTTGATATCACGGCAGAATTCGATGCCCGCATGCTCGACGCCGAGGCACTTGGCGCAAAGCTGGATTACTTGGCCAAGATCCTCGTCCCCATGGACAGCTTTGGCGTCATCGACCGCGTTGGCCTCATAAAATACATGTTCCAAGCCATCGACCCGAACATGGCGAGCATGCTGGTCCAAGACATCGGCGCCGCCACCGCAGCCGAGCAGGAAGACGAGCAAAGCGCATTCGCCAAGATCGCCGCCGGCACTGAGCCCCCGATCAAAGAAGGAGGACAGAACGCACAGGTCCGCTTGCAGACCTTGCAGACGATCATCCAGAGCAACCCAGCGGTGCAGCAAAGGTATCAGCAGGATGAAATCTTCCGCAAAATGATCGACGCCCGCGCCCAAGGTTTTCAATTCCAGCTCCAGCAGCAGCAAAACGCCGTCATTGGCCGCACCGGCGCCCAGCCCGCGCTGCAAAAGATGGCGCAGGAGCAACAACTAGGAGGCCCGCAGGCAGCGGCGGCGTAATCTATGGCATTCTCCCCTAACGTAGCCGTCCGCAACGTCGCCGGGTTAAACATCCCGCAGCATGATTACATTGCGTTCACCTACCACGGCTCAACGAACAATGCCGCGACTGTGACCTACCGCGAGGGCGGAAGCACCGGAACCATAGTTGCCACCGTGACTTTCACCTACACCACGCAGCCCCCAACCGTGGACAACACGCCGCTGGCCACCGTAACCCGCAGCTAATGACCTACAACGCACTCACCGGAGGCTTTGCTCCTAGCGCACCCTCGGCCGCCGCGCCGCTGGCCCGCGAGGTTGGCACCTATGCTGACCTTCCGCTCGACGGCTCGGCGCCGTTGGGCTCGGCCTGGCGTGTCTTGGCTGGCTCCGGCATCCCGCTTTACAGCCGCCACGCAGCCGGCGTCTACGTCCGCTCGGCCGCTGGCAATGTCAGCCGCGACAGCGACTACACCTTCGCCGGCAAGGCCGCGCAGATCATCGTGATTAAGGAGGCGGCATGAGGACCGTCGAAGTCTCCGACGTCATCGCCAACGCCGCCAGCCGCGCTGGGTTGGATGGGAGCAGTGTTGAGAATTTGCCTACGACCACCAAGACCATCATGGTGGACAACCTCGCCAGCCACCTCCGCGATGCCTGGGAGTTTTTTGACTGGCCCGATTTGTGCCGCACTGAAGAACGCACGGTGCAGACCGGCGTGGACGAGGACATCTATCTTGATCTTGAGCAAGCCGGCAGCCCGACACCTACGGTGATCGGCGACGTGTTTTCGGTCTACCAAGACAATCCGCACACACACGCAGCGCCAAGAGAAATCAACTTCAGCTTAGACTTGGACAAGATCCGCCTGCCAAACGACTGCCCTGACACCATCTACGTCCGCTTCCGCCTGCCCCCTACGGTCATATCGACAGTTCTCGCCACGGCCCTCGCTCAGACAGTGCCGCAGATCCTTGCTGACTACCTCAAGTTCTCGCTCACCGGCGACCTCCTGACCGAAGACGGCCAGCTAGACAAAGCACAGGTGATGTATGGCCGCGCCGAGCTAAGTCTCGTCAAGGAGACCGAGAAATTCACCTACCAGCAAAAGCAGGTCCGCAGGTGGACCGCGCAGACTTCACCTTACTAACCCTCAACTACAGACATTATGGGATTCCCTAACGTAAAAACCAAACCATCAACCGGCCAAGTCTTAAACTACAGCACCGCAACTATTTCAACCGCGGCCACCGGCTTGCAGTCCGTCATGCCCGCCAACGCAAGCAGGACATACCTAGTGTTCCAAAACATTTCGGACACCCTTATGCGCATCGATTTTGGCGGCCAAGTCTCGGAAGAAAGCGGCATCCAAGTTCAGCCCAGCGGGTCCGTAACCTTCAATGCTGCGTGGGTTCCTTCGCAAGAGGTTTTCGTTCGCTGCAGCTCAACGACCAAAAAGTTTGTAGCCAAAGAGGGAATCTAAATGAAGCGCCTGCTCTTTATCCTCCTGCTGGCCGGCGTCACCGCGCACGGCCAGATCAACAATCCGGTCACGGCTGGCTCCATCGGGCTTGGACCGACCAACGGTGTGACCTTCGGAAGTATAACCATTACAAATGACGGGACTCTTACGCTTGATGGTGGTGAGGGTCACGCCAGTGTTTTTATTCGCAACGATGCCGGGGATCTTGGGCTTTATGGCGATGTTAATATTATCGCACATAAGGCAATTATTTTCACGAATAGTAGTGACGCCTCGACCACCCGCGAAAACCTCGGCCTCGGCGCGACAAACAGCGTCACTTTTAGCAACGTCACCGCAAACGGCAACGCCACCCTCAACGGCTCGGACAACCTCATGCCGAACGCGACCAATGCCGCGAGCGCGTCAAGTTTGATGACGCGGGGATTGTCGGATAATCGCTACTTGGGAGAATTTTGGCACGCATGGCGCATGAGTGCCTACAACACGACTAATATTCCAGTTGCCGTATTCAAAACAGCTCCATGTGTTTTATTTACCAACGGACAAGTCCAATTTTTTAGTGAAGCATTTCTTGACCCATCAAAATACGCAGGAAAAACCGTCAGAGTGTTAGCCTACTGCCGCGTTGATTCGACCAACGGAGGGAACGTGCAGGGGGTTGGACGGATTACATATCTTACCAACACCGCAGGCGGCAGTGACCCAAATTTCCCGATTACAAGCGGAGGTCAAGCGCATGGAGTGATTGGCGTCTTCACCAACGTCAGCACTGACGTTTTCCCCGTCGCCACTTCAACCAACCAGTATTTAATTTTCACCAGCAACGTCGGCACGATACCGAACAACGCCACAATGATCATTGCCTCGTTTGGGTTTAATCGGGCGACAAACATCAGCACCTTTACCAACAACCTTTATATGCA